CACTCAACCCGCTGCTTGCGGCCGACTTGGTGGCCGCCGCCGCTGCTGCCGCAGGATCCTGCCCGCTTCGGATCGCCGCCACAAAAGCGTTCATCGCCTGGTCGCCAGAAAGCCCGGACTCGTTGGCAAACTTGAAGAACTCGCCCTGCGTCATGTTGCACGCCGATGCAGCGGCGCTCACCATCTCGGGCGAAGCGTTGAGCATCCCAGCAGCGGCGTTGTAGACAGCGTCGCGGGTGCTCTGCGGAACCTGATCCCCCAACTCATCAACCTTCGAGATGACGGACGACATGTTCCCGTCCCAGGCCGATGCGATCTGGATAAGCGCATCCTGGTTCGAGTCTCCAAGCTCCTGAAGCGAGATTCCCGCATTGTCCATTGCGCTGATGAACTCGGTCGAGGACCCGCTTGCGTTCATCAGGGCAGCTTTCAGCTCGTCGGAAGAGGCTGCGTACCGCGTGTTCGCCGAAGCTCCCTCCATTGTCGCGGCAGCGAGGATGCTTTCCTGCTGAGAGACCTTGTCCAGCGCCTCCGATGAGGAATCCAGCGCTTTCTTGCGCTCTTTCAGCGCGTTGTCGGCTTGTATCAAGCTCTCACTGTAGGGCCTCATATCCTGGACGCCGTTCGCAAGAGCGTCGTTGTACTCCTGCTGCGCCTTCTGTTGGTTGTTCAGCGCATCGGCATACTGCCTGGCAGCCTCTGTCTTGCTGCTGTACAGGTCTTTGTACTGCTCTTGCAGGGCCTCGGTCTCCGCCTGGAGCTTCTGCGCCTCGATTACCTTGTGGATAGCTTCCGAAGCCTGCTCCGCGCCGTCCTTCATCACCACGTACTGGCCTGCTGCGTTCTGAACAACCTCGTAATTGGTTCCGCACGCCTGGTTTACGCCTTCAACGGCTGCTTTCAACTTGCCTGCACCGTCTGCGCCCGAATCCGTTGTCCCATTGAGCTGTTGGATAACCGAGTCGTACTCGGAGAGCTGCCCCTTGGTTGCGGCAAGCTCCGCGTTCTGATCCCTGATCGAGTTGGCGAGGTCAGCCTGCGACTGAATGAAGTCCTCAAACGACATTGTTGCCTGGTCGGCAGTATCGGAAACAGCCGCAAGGCTGCTTGAGGCGGTTGTGGTGTTGATGCCTCCGATGGCGCTCTTCAGGCCGTTAGTCGCAGCATCAAGGTTCTTGAAGTGCGTGTACGCGTTGGAAACCTGCTCGACAAGTATGTCGAGGCCCACGAACGCGATTGCCCCGCCAGCCACCTTGAGCAGCTTCAGCGAGCCGACCAGCCCCTTAGTCGCGACGTCTGCGACCTTGGTGCTCTTAGTCATGGAGTTGATCTTCGCCGTGGCGGCGTTCATGTTGACGCCCATCATGCGGTACTCGGTGCCGTTTGCCTTAGCCGCCGCCATGTTCTTGACGAGGTTGGCGGTGCTGTTCTTCATCAGCGGCGAGAGCGAGCTGTACATCGTGATAAGCGTGCCCGACGCTGCGCCAAGAAGCCCGATGGCGACCACGCCGTCCTTCACTGGCCCAGGAAGGTCCTTGAACCCTGCCGTCAGCGTCTGCAACCCTGCGGTTGCTGCCTGCATGAACGGCACCAGCGCGTTGCCGAGCTCGTAGCCGAACTCGCTTGCGCTGTTCTTCAAAATCTGCAATGTGCCGCTGAATCCCTCGGACTTCTGAGCAGCCTCGCGTGCGGCGTCTCCTGCGTCGCCCCAGCTGTCGGAAACGCCGTTCCAGGCATCTCCAGACATGGTTAACGCATCGTTGAGCACATCTGTTGTCTGAGCCAATCCCTCAAGCGCCTGCTTCTGGCGAACGCCAGTGATTCCCAAGCCCTGCAAGGTAGCGTCAACGGAGCCGCCCTGCTCGTCGATGCTGTGAAGCCCCTCCACGAACGACTTCATCGCATCGGACGGCGTTTCGTTCCACGACTTGGCAAACTGCTCGGCGCTCATGCCTGCTACCTTGGCGAAGCCCTCCAGCTTGTCGCCGCCGCTTGCCACCGCGCCCTCGATGTCGGACATGGTGTTGCTGATCGCCGTGCCCGCCGCCTCGGAGTTCTGGCCAGTCGCCGCGATTGCGGTTGCCCATGCCAGAACCTGCGGCGTGGACATGCCTACGATTCCACCCAGTGAGCCGATTCGGCTGGTAACGTCCATGATCGCGGACTCCTGCGCTGGCATGTTGTTGCCCAGGCGCACCAGGGAGTCGCCGAACGCCTCATAGTTGTCGTTGAGGTCTGGCAGGATGTTGTTCAGCTGGCCCAAGTCCTCGGCGATCTCGTCGGCGTTCATATTGGTGGCGATGTCCAGGTTGGACACAACCGTGCCGAAGTCCTGAAGCTTGTCCACGGCGATGCCCAGCTGGCCGCCCATGGCCTCGATCTCCAGGATCGTGTCCGCCGAAACCGCGTGGGTGCGGCTGAACTCTAGTGCCGCCTCGCGCAGGTTGTCGAAGTCCTCTTCTGTGCCGTTGACCGTCTTCTTCATGTCGCGGAACGAGGAATCGATGCGGTCTGCCGCCTCAACCGACTTGTAGCCGAGAGCCATGAAGGCAGGGGAAACGGTGGCGTAGGCCGTCATGCCAATCGACTTCAGCGCAGAGTCCGAGGCTCCGCTCTTCGCCGTAAGCTCGGCCTGCTTCTGGGAAAGGCGCTGAACCTCGTTGGCCGCTGCGCGCGCCTGGTTGGCATACTCGCGCATCTCCTGCTGGCCGCGTGCGGTCGAGAGCGCCTTGCTCGCTGCCTGCTGCTTCTCTGTAAGGCTGTCAAGCCGCTGCTCAAGGGCTTTGACCTGCTCGGCCTGCTCCTTGTAGGCGGTGCTGCCCTTGCCAGCCTCGACCTCGAATGCCGCAGCTTCCTGTCGTGCGAGCTGCAACTTGCCGGAAACCTCGCCGATCTGTGTTGCGAGCGCCTGGTAGCGCCGTTCGGCCTTTTGGGTGTTCTCCACAAGCTGCTGCATCGAGTTCTCGGACTGCTCTATGCCAGACCTCTGGAGTTTGGCCATAGCCTGGTTGAGAGCTTCCTGCTTTAGCTTTGCGAGGTCTATGCGCTGTTGAAGCCCCTTGTAAGCTGCGGCGACTTCCTGAACGCTGCCGGGGTTAAGCTTCGCCGCCGATTCCAGCGTGCGGAACTCGCGGTTGACCGCCTCACCCTGCTCTGCAAGTCCCCTAAGCTCGTTCTTGAGTGCCTGGATCTCGGTGCGCTGCTTTGTCCACGCATCGGACTTCAGCTTCGTCTGCTGGGCGTTGAGGCTCCTGATCTCCGCCTCGACCGCCTTTATCTCCACTTGGAGGTCTTTGTACTGAAGCGCCTGCTTGTGAACCATCATCGAACCGAAGGCCTCGTTGTGGGCCTTCTTCAGCGCCTTCATCTTCGCGTACAGCTCGTCGTCGATAAGCCCAAGCTTTCGAAGCGAAGCGACCATCTCGTCAGGCTTTTTCTTGTCGAACGCTACCTTGTTCGCTTTCGCAACCTGTTGAAATGCCTGGTACAGCTCGGCAAGCTCGGAATCGATTCGTGCGTACTTCTGGCGAGCGTTCTCGGCTTCCAGGGCAAGGTTCTTCGACTGATTGGCAAGCTTCTCTACCTGTGTGCCCTTCAGGCTGTTCAGCGTCTTGCGCAGCGTTGCCAGCTTGGCGTTGGCTTGCTGCGACTCCTGCCTCAGCTCGGCCACCTTCATCGTGATCAGCTTTGCGCTGCTCGGGTCGAATTTAAGGCCCTTGTTTATCTTGCGAAGCTCGCTCTGGGTCTGGCGAATAGATGCGTTGGCGGACTTGAGGGCACGGGACAGACCCGTGGTGTCGCCGCCGATCTTGATAGTCAGGCCACGGTAGGATTCGCCCACTTATGCCCTCCTAACAGAAGACAGCCGCGATGTCGGCCTGAGTGGCCTCTCGCGGCTGGTTCGGGTTGTCTTGCTTGTTGGCGGACGCATACGCCTCTGCCATGAAAACGAGCCTGGAAAGGCTCATGGATTTGAGGTCTGCGGTGGAAAAGCCCATCCTCATTCCGAGCAGGTAGAGGGCGGCGTACGGGAACTCCACGCTCCCGCCGCCGCCATGGGTCTTTCGCCTTGCCGCAGGGCCCTTAACGAAAAAATTTGCGCACCGCCTCAGGCAAAAGCGCCTCGTTCAGCTCGCGCAGGTTCGTCTCGCCCACGCCCCTCAGCCATTCCCTGTAGCCGGGAAGGCTCGGGGTCGCGGTTCTGATCGCCGCCCACGCAACGCGCGTGATGGCGGTCCAGTTCGTCTGGGTGAAGTCGATGGTCACCGTGTTCTCGGAGCCGTCGGCTTCCTCACCCACGGGCACCTCGGCCTTGCCGAAGAAATCCTGGATGAGGTCGCGCCCGAACTCTTCCTCGTAGGTCACGAGTGTTTCGAAGCCAAGCTCTGCCTCGACCTCTTCCCCGCCGATGTCAATCTTCATCTGCTACCGCCTAAGCCGCGATTGCGGTGGGTGGCATGACCTTCTCGAAGAACTTTCCGTAGGCCGTTGCGGTATCGGTGTCCTTCGTGAGGTGACCCTTCACGAACGGGCGCTGCTCGGTTCCGTATGTGAACTCCTTGGCGATTGCAGTGAAGTCCAGCGTGAGGGTGTCGGGTTCCACGGTGTCGGACATGGTGTTCGCCTCGGTGGATGGGCGGGACAGTGTGACGTTGTAGAACACGAAACGCTGCGGCTTGACGTTGGAGGAAATCTCGAACAGCAGCGCAAACGGCTTGGCGATTGCGTCGGTAGGTTCGACGATCATTCCGTTCTTGTCCTTCTCGTAGCCAAGAAGGTCGATGAGCAGCTGGTCGTCGGCTGCCGCGATCTGGAGCTGACCCGTGTAGCCGCTGTTGGCGGATGTCACGTAGAACGGGCCGTTGTCGGCGTTGAAGGTGTTGGAGTCGCCCTCGGCGGTGGTGGTCATCTGCACTGCGCCCAGGATTCGCACGGGGGTTGCGTACTCGCCGCTCGTCTCGTCCAGTGTGGCGTAGTAGACGTTGGAAAGGCCGAATCGGACGACCTTGTTTGTGGTTTCAGCCATCATTTCTCCTAACTGCCCTTTTGGGCAAAAGAAAAGGAGCCTTGCGGCTCCTTAGATTTCCTTGAATGCGTATGTTGTGAGAAGGCAATTCTCGTCCTCTACCCAGGACTGCTCAACAATGGGAGGGGAAAACTCGCGCGCTATCGCTTCCTTAACCTTCCTGTGAAGCTCGAAGTCGAAAGACTTCTCGTACACCTCCACGATCCAGTTTGGCACCTCGTCCCACAGCTCGCCGTCTGCGCAGAAATCGGATGTGGTGTCGATGTAGTACACCGCCCACGGCAATGGAGGTGCGCTGCCCTTGGGGAAGCACATGTGGGCGCATTGCAGCCCGCACGACTTCATGCATGCAACAACTTTCGCTGGTTCCATGCTCACAGCGCATCACCTATCGCTTTCGATATAGATTCCTCGAGATCGCCGAACACTTCCTGTGCAACGGGATCGATGTGCGGTATCGCGGCAACGCGGCCGCCTCCGACCTTGGCGTGCCCTTTCTCAAGCAGGTGCGCAAGCCCAGGCATGTCCCTGTTGCCTATCTCGGCGAACACCGACTTGCTCTTGCCCTTCATGGTGTAAGACCAACCATTGGCGTACTTGCCTGTGAGCACGGGGGATTCCTTGCGGAGCTTGCTGCGCCCTTCCTGGGCGCACTTCTTGACAGGCTTCTCAAGCGCCTCTGCGCAGTCGTAGTCGATGTCGTCGAGGATCCCCGTCAGGGCCGCCTCGAAGCCGTCTGGGGAAACCGTGACGTTCCTACCGGTCATCGGAAAGCCTCTTCGAAAGCGTGAGCTTGGTCAACTCGCCCGATGCCGATGCGCCCTCCACGTCGAGCAGCTCGCCGTTGTACTCGCATAGCTGCTCGCCGTGGTATTCGCAGGTTCGCACCTGAAGCACTGCTGCAAGGCGCAAGCCCTGGGCACGTGCGGCGAGAGCCGCATCGGTGGAGGTTGAGAACGCGTTGGCGAACACCTGGCGCTCTTCCCTCACCTCTTTTGCCGCTCCCACCTCGTCTAACTCGACTCGGACGGTGACGAGCTTCGCGATGTCGTTGAACCTAGCCATCGGAATCGCCTGCGCAGACGTTCGCCTTGCTGTTCATGAGGTCTGTCACAGTCTGTCGGTACGCCCTGTCGAAGAAGGATGCATCGGAATTGTCGTAGCCGAAGTTGGCCTTGCAGTAACAGCACACGGCCTTCCTAACGAGGGGGTTGCCCTCATCTATGGCAAGCTCGCTGATTCCGACCCTCTTCAGGTCTTCCAAGGCTGAGTCGATGAGCATTTCGATCTCGACATCGTAAACGTCGGCGGATATTCGCAGCACCGTCTTGACTGTCGCCTTCAGCTCGTCGGCATCCATTGGCTATGCCGCTTCCGTCGGCTCTGCTCCCGCTTCCTCATGCTGCCCGTCGGCAAGCTCCACCAACGGGTTGCTGGGGTAGGCGTCGAGGATTTCCTTCATTCGCGTGGCGCTGCACTCGAACACCTCGCCAGCCTTGCGGTCGATGCCTTCCTTTATGTCGTGGAAGCTGCGGAGGCAGCGCAGCTTCTTCTTGGCTGCGGCCATTACGCAGCAGCTCCCTTCTTCACGAGGATGAAGCCGTATGGGTCGGCAACCTTGCCGTCGGCGTACATCAGGAGCTTGTTCTTGATGACGTTGTTGTCCTCGTCGCGCCACTTGGTGGCGGTGATCTGCATGTTGGAGTTCACCATGTAGTCGGACAGGCGGCCGAAGATCGCGATAACATCGCCTTCGGTTGCGGTGTCGAAGTCCTTGATGAGGTCTTCCTCAACGGTCTCGACCGACTTGCCCATGAAACGATAGGTTTCCTCGCCGTTGATGCCGTAGTTGGTGCGCGCCACGGGCTGCCCGTTCTTATCGACCATGCCATCGATGTGCATGTCGAACGTGGACTGGGCCATGATAAGCTCGCCGTTGCGGTACGCCTTCTTCATGGCAGCCTTCAGCTTATGCCATGCCTGCCAGCTGTCTACCTCGGCTGCGGAGAGGGTCACCGTCTTGGTGACGCGGGGATCCTTGGTGATGCCCAGGAACTTGCCGTTGCCGTCGCCTGCGATGATCGCGGCCTCCAGAGCCTTGACCATTGCCTCTGCCGCCAGCTTGGTGAACTCGTCCTCGAATGCGGACAGGGTTACCGTGGCAACGAGGAAGGTATGGGCAAGCTTCACCTCGAGGCCGTGGTACTTGAAGCTGATGCAATCGCCGGTTCCGAGCTTCTGGTCTTCGGAAGCACCCTCACCAACCCACTTTGCCTGAGGCTTGATGGTTGCTGTCGGGATGTCAACGCCACCCTTGAAGTTGGTCTTGGTTACCTTAGCCCAGATGTTGCCGTAGGAGTCCACCTCGCGGATGATTCGGTTCATGAGCGTGGTGGGGATAACGGTGCCTGCATCGGTGGTCTTGGTCGTGGCGGCTTCGCGGTACTCGATCGGCATCTCTACGCCACGGGTGATGTAATCCTTGAACGCCGTGCGGTACTCCTCGGTGTCGTACATGTCGGCGATGACTGCCGGATCAGCTGCGCCGGCTGCGGAGCGATCGATCAAAGCGCCCTGGCCGCCCTGCACAGCTGCCACCTTCTTGGAGCGGAGCTGAACCGCCACGTTGCGGCGCTCGATCTCGGCTTCCAGCAGGTCAACCTGCCCGCGAAGCTCCTCCATGGTGAAATTGGACTCGCCGTCGAGCTGCTCCAAGATGGCTGCGCGGCGGTTTTCGATGCCCTCTTCGTCGAGGGCGCGGTACTGGGATTCCTCCCAAAGCTCGAACATATGTGTTCCTTTCTGTCGTGCTTTCGCTTTCTATCTGGCGAGACGTAGCCGCAATGCCATCCGCTGCAACTCTTCGCCCTCATCGCACTGGCCGCACTCCGCTGCCTTCTCCGCCTCCATGACTCCCTGGAAGTAGGATCGTGCGCTGATCTCTGTGTCTTGGTTGGCGGGAATCGATACCGCCGAAACGTCGTATACCTTCGTGATCTTGTTGATGTAGCTGATCTTGTTGTCGCTGTCGTACTCCCAGCCGTCCCTATCGACCATGAAGCCCCAGCTCATGCGGTCTATCAGGCCGTTTTTGATTGCCTCGAAGAGGTTTCTGCCCTGCTCGGTGCCGCCGATGTCGGCACGAACCTTCAGGCCGTGCTCATCGCAGGAAAGCTCGAGCGTCCCGTTCTTCTGGCGCGCCATCACTATGCCTTGGTGGTCGAACTGGAAGATGACGTCGGACATGTCCGCTCCCGCAAGCGCGGTCGAGCGGATGCATTCCTTGATGTCTCCGTAGAAGTCGTACGGAACATCGAACGTGGTTGCGTAGCCTTCCACCACGTAGCCGTTGTCCAACGCCCTGAACTCAAGCAGGTCGATGGAACGGTACTCTCGGTTGTCGCGCCTAGGCATTGGCGTTCACTCCCTCGTCTGGTTCGTCTGGTTCTTTTGGTTCTGGGCCTGCTTGGGGCTTGGCGGTGGAATCGAGCTGCTTCAGCGTTTCGATCCCCACATACTCGCCTCGGATAACGCATGTGCCCTCTTCGTCGGGGCTTAGCTGGAGAATTTCCCTTGCCTGCTCGATGCTCATAACGCCACGATCGACCATGTTCGAGATGATGGTGTTCTTGTCGCTTGTGGTGGCGTACTGCAAGCGGTTGGAGCTGAACATCACTGAGTTGCCGTGCATCTGCTCCACCGGCGTGAAGAGCATGTTGGTAAGCGCCTCGCCAACGCGGATCGCGAAGGGCTCCACGCGCCCCTCGTAGTAGGCTGCCCACTGCTCTTCGTTGAAGCTGTTGGTGAGGATTTCCTTGTTGGTGCCGAAGTAGTAGAAGACGTTGGCCTCGATTCTGGCCATTTCCTTCTCGTCGATGGTGTAGCTTTGCGGCTCCACCTGCTTGACGTTCGTGAACGTGCCGTCGTAGATAAGAAGGCCGTTCTCGTTGTCCTCGCTGAAGTTGTCCTCAACGAAGCGTTTCCGCTTGGCCTTCAGGTCGTCTTCATGCACGCGCCCGCTCACAGCGCCGATGTAGCGTATCTGAGCCCCGTTCTTGATTGCGTTCCTCAGCGCCTTCTTCTGGGCGTGCATCAAGTCCATGGTGCTGTTGATGCAATGAGCCTCGGAGAAGTAATCGCTGCTGTACGGGTAACGCGCCAGCAGGCCGACGTACTTCAGCTCGATTGCCGCATCCTCGCCAGTTGCGAAGCTGAACCGAATCCACGGCTCGCCTGCGTACTCAAGGATCTCGGCGTACTCGCATTTCAACGGGAAAACGCCCGTGATTCGGCTCATGTCACTTGAGAACATGGGCACGATGTAGGCCATGCAGTCCACCTCGTGGATGGTCGCAAGCCTTGCCATGAAGGTGCTCCACGTCATCTGCGGGTTGGGACGGGTCCTCACCATCTTCAGCACGTGCGGCTTTGCGCTTCCCGTCGCCTCGGGCTTCAGCTTGGAGCATGCCATCGCGAATCGGTCTATCGCCGCACGCGTAAGCTCCTGCTCGTACACCGTTCCCGTGAACGGCGCGAAGTTCGGCGCCGACTCGGTGATCGTCTGGTAGTACCTTCCGTCTTGCTTAGCCTTCTTACCGGCGTTGCTGCCGAACAGCTTGCTCAAAAGGCCCATAAGCCTCCTAGATCATCTGCATGTACTCGTCGTAGAAGTTGTAGAGGGTCACGTAGGCGTCGAGCTCGGCCATGAACGGGTCGATGCGGTGCCTTGGGTCGCCTTTTGACTTCTCGGGCTGTATGTTGTCGTTGACGTCCACGCGAACTGCGACGTTCATGCGCGCCCACTCGTTCACGGGGTTGTGGTTGTCGATTATTCGGTTGGTGCCGTAGTCAACTTTCAGCTGCTTCATCGGCTGGGACAGGGTCTTGGGGCCCTGCCTTACCTCGACGCATCTCTCCTTGCCAACGAAAAGCTCGTACTCGTGCTTGGTGGGCACATCGATGTGCCATGGGTCGTAGCCGATGGCGTACACGTATATCCCGTACTCGCGCTCCACTTCCTCAAGCCACTCGGTGAGGCAGCGCTTGTCAACCTTGTTGCCTGGAACCGTCCTCATCAGTCCGCGCTTGATCCACATCTGGTATGGAACACCGTCCCTCTCCTTGCGCGAGCCGCTTTCCATGTCCTTGAGGATCACGTCCTCTGGTATCCAATGCATGGAAAGCTCGTATATATGGTCGTCGCCAGGACGCATCATCATGATCTGGGCGCTGGTGAGGTCGATGGAGTCTGCGGCGTCGAAGCCCACGATTCCGTAGCGGAAGCCCATGGCTTTCATGTCCACAGTCTCGGCATTGGTGGCCTCCTGGAAGTTCAGCCAAGCGGCCGCGCTGTTCTCTGGGACGTTGAAGTCCTTGGTGAGAAGCGTGGGAAGGTAGGTCGGGTCCTGCTTGGCCTTGTTGACGCCGTTTCGCAGGAACTCGCGCTTCTTAACGGTGCCAAGTCCTGGGTTCGGCTTCACCCAGTTTGCCTCGTCCGTCCACTCGTTGCGGTCGTCAAGCTCGTAAACCAGGGCAAGGAACCTATCGTCCTTGATGCTGCCATCAAGCCATCCCTCGGCATACTCGTACTGCGCGTCGAAGATTCCGTTGCGCACGAAGCCGTTGGTGGTGATGGTCAGGAGCAGCGGCTGGTCGCGTGCCGACATGCCCTGCTTCACGAGGTCGTACAGGTCGCGGTCTTTCATGGCCGCCAGCTCGTCGATAACGCCGCAGTGAACGTCCAGGCCGTCCATGGTGCCCGTGTTGGCTGCAAGCGCCTTGATCGTCCCCATGGTGAGGTTGCAGTACAGGTCCTTGTCGCGCTTGGTGACCTTCTTCGCCAGCTTCGACGACATGCGCACCATCTTGTGCGCCGCGTTGAAGCCCAAGCTGGCCTGCTCCTGAGAGTTCGCCACGTTGTAGACCTGCGGGCTGCCCTCGCCGTCGGCAACCAGCATGTAAAGCTCGATTGCGGAAGACAGCGATGTCTTACCGTTCTTGCGCCCTACGATGATCAGGACTTCCTGGTAACGGCGGAAGCCGTCCTCTCCAACGAAGCCGAATATCGCCTGAACCCATGCCTTCTCGTAAAGTTCCAGCTTGAACGGGGCACCTAGCTTGCCCGACGGTATGCAGCAGTAATTCTCGATGAAGTACACGGCCCTGTCGGCCTTGTCCTTGTCGAAATGCCACTTGCCTGGGTTCGCAATGTCGTTCAGGAGCCTTTGGCACACCTTCTTGACCTTGTTGCAGGCGCGTATCCTGCCGTTGACTATGTACGTGCAGTACTTCTCGAGGTCAGAGGAATAGCGGGACATCAGCCGTTCTTGAGGAAGGCATCGAAGTCGTCTTCAGGTGGTGTCTCGCCCTCGGACATGAACTTGATGATCTTGGGGAGCATGGCGTTCTTCTCGTTGATGAAGCCGTGCATGGTCGTCACGTCGGGGTTCTTCACCTTGTTGCCGTTTACGGCGACGATTGTGGTTCCGTCGCGAAGCACGCGCTCCTGAACCTCGTCGAGCTGCACGCAAACACGGCAGTAGTCATGAACGGTGTCCTCAACAAGCGGTTTCCTGATTCCCTGTAGGTTCTCCAGAAACGGCTTGTACACCTCCATGCGCTCCTGCACCTTTGATTCGAAGTCATCGTCCTTCTTCGCCACCCCAAAGCTCCTTCCCCTCTATTTCGACCAGGTTCCCGAACTCGTCGAACGCATAGCGCGGCGGCTCGTCAGAATCTGGCCTCCCGTAAATCTCGGGATGCTCTTCCGCATGGCATTTTCGGCACACAAGCTCAAGGTTCGACTCGTGAAGCGAAATCTCGGGGTTGCCGATGTTCTCGGGAGTCAAATGCTCGATATGGTGAACGATCTCGCCCTTGGATATGGTTCCGTTGCGCGCGCAACGCTCGCAAAGCCCGTGCTGGGTGCGAACGTAGGCATCGCGTGCCTGCTTCCATGCCTTCGAGTGGTAGAAAGCACGCGCGAATTCCCTTGCCATGGGCGAAACACCGCCTTTTTGTCCGTTTTCTACCGTCCGAAAAGCGGTTTTTCTAGGTTATCCACATGTTATCAACATGTTTTTCACAGCCCGAAATCGGCGATTTTGAAATTTGAAATTTCGCCGCTCGCCAAATGGAGACTTCCCCGCGCCGGTCCCCTATTAGGTGTCCAATCATTTGGACATGGGGGGGTACCGGCACCGGTGCAGAGCATAAAAAAAGCACCGTTTCCGGTGCTTTCATCTCTGCATTGATTACAGCCTATATATAAGCGCATATAGGCGTATTGTGTCGTCTTATCTTTTCTTTTGCCGCGCGGCGGCGGCGCGTGCTTGGTTTGCTCTAGCGCCGCGCCAATGCTCGATTTATGCGCTTGGCTTCGTGTCGGCTGGATCGATCACCAGCGCGGACGGCGGCACCTGATCGGCTGGCAGTGCAGCCAGGACATAGCAACACGGCTTGAGCATTGCCGCTAGCGTGTCGGCTTGCGGTGAGCGCCCACGGGCCATAGCAACATTAATATAGTTTGGGCGCTTCCCCATCGCTGGGCCTATATGCGTGACGGGCACGCCAGACGAGGCTGCGGCCTCTCTTACTGCGTTCATAGCATCCATCTAACAACCTCCCTTCTTGTCTATATATATCCTATCAGCTATTAGCCTATTAGATATGTAGGAAATGTGAAGATGGATACTATTATCCTATTAGCTATTGTGTTTAGTATCCGATTAGCTAATATAAGAGTTGCCCGAAGGGAAAAGGAATTCCCCGAAGGGCAGACCAGCCCGCCCAAGTCGCGCAGGTCGATAGCTTTCTGATCATTGGAGTTTCGCCAGATCAGAAGGGCACAAGATGGGTGATTATGTTCTGCTTGTCTTAAACGTGCTGCTGAAGCTCTTTGAACTTTTTGAGCGTCTGACCGACGCAAGAGAAAAGAAAAAGGCGCTAAACGGCAAACACGCGAGAAAGCCAAGATAACGCCTAAAACGTCGGGGTTGTTACCAGCAGCCCCGGCGCGGTGCCCCGCTTATGTAACCAGTCCCTTAAAGCCAAAAAAGGGAAGAGCAAGGCAAGGAGATTTTACCATGAAAACGTTAGACATCGCAAAGGAATTGCAGGAGCGCAAGGACCGCAGCGCATGGGATAAGGGCGTAACCGTGTACGCGCTTGAGATGATCGAGGAAGCGCAGGCGGCAGGCTATGAGGAGCTCACGCCCGAGGACTGCAAGAGCGTACTACTGAACGGCGCCAGCAGCTGGGACGCATATAGCTATGGCGGTTGCTCCCTTATCTATGATCCCGACATCGCGGAACGCCTTTGCACCCCGTCGGAGCTCAAGCGCACGAGGCACGGCGAGCGTCGCCCAAACAGCCGGGAAGAGTGGCTGGACACTCAGGCGCGCGCCCTCTTCCAGGCCTATAAGCGAATAGCAACTATTATCCGCTACGAAAACCGCTAGGAGGCCGCAATGTACACCGTCACCAACTGCCACGGCCTGCCTATGTGCGGCTATGAAACACTCGCATTCGACGAATGGGAAGAGCTCGAGGCATACGCCGAAGAGCACGCCGACGATTTCGACAACGGGTATGCAACCGTCATTGAAACCTACTAAACATATCACCGCCCGCCTTGCGCGGGCGGCCTGCTATAAGGAGCGTCAACTATGCAATACCGAAGCGAGCAAATAGCGATAAGCGGGGACAGCAAGGCGGAACGGTTTTACTTCCGCGCTACCATGTTCGCACGATTGATGCTGGACATGGGCGGGAAACCGTGTTTCAACGACGCGGAGCCGCCAGCCGATGCAAGCCGCAGCGAGCTTATAAAGTGGGTCGGCTGTCACGGCGAATTGCTGGCCTATGCAGCATGCGCCGCCGAATTGGTGGGCATAAGCCCGTACACGGTCGCAAACATGGCGATTCAGGAAGCTGAATACTACAAAGCGTTGAACACGTGCGAGAAAGTTCTATGAGCTTCGCTAGCAAGGAAGTTCGAAACATCACCGAATAGCGAAACACACCACCACCAAAACGAATCGGCCGCCGATATGACGCGCGGCGGCCGCAAACTCAAGGAGGTAAGCGAAAATGCAAGCAGATATGAATATCGCAATGGGAAATGCAACAGGCCGATACGGCGAACGGAAGTATTGCGCATACTATAAAAACGAGTACGGCAAAGTGGGCGCGTACTATTGCGAGGCCACCACGCTTGAGCATGCTATATTGGAGGCGCAAAACGTCGCGACCGAGTACCCGGAAACCGTGCTAGGAGCGGGCGAACGTATAACGCTGTCGTTCGTCGACGAATTGCACGCGAGCGGAAACCGAACGGTTGCATACGAGGCATAAAGCTAGCGAGGCCCCGACGTTTCCCGGGGCCGCTTAAGACACTATGAACGTCGGGGCCTGACCTGGTTCGGGTCCCGACTTTAGGGGAAGCATTGGGCGGCATGAGCTGCCGCTATGATCGATAAGACTAACCGGCAAACGCAAGAAAAAAGCCAAGTTTATGCAATGATCGATAGGAGGTTCCCATGTTAGCGGTTCTGTTCATCGGGATAGCGGGCGGCCTGGCGCTTGCCCTTATCGCCGAAATCGTCAAGGCTGCGAAGGATGCGCGGCGCATCAACAAGCTCGTTAAGCAGCTGCCCGCCGTATATGAGCGGTACATAGACGCCGAACGACGCGTAAGGAACCGCAGGATGAAGGGCAAGGACGCCACAGAGGCGGAAGACGAGCGGCGCAAGGCGTTGAGCGAGTACAGCGACATAGTGACGGACCATGGCATAACGTACGAGACTCGCAGGAAGCTGGTAGAGCAATACCCGATAAACGGTTTCATCCTATGGTCGTAGCGCATACAATCGGAAACAGGCAAAGGGCCTTGCAGGAGCGAATCCAGCAAGGCCCTTTTCACGCCCTCTTGATATGTTTTCGCCATGACCCCTGATTCCGCCGATTCCGCGATATGACACGCGACACGCGAAACCCCAGAGGCTTACGGCACCATGGTTTCATTGTCTAGCTCGACCATCGAAACGCCGTCGTCCCTACGGTCGCCGAGCATCATCTTCACAGCGTTCCCGCTCGCGACGTAGACCGCCTTCGACGCGTTCTGAAGCTCAAGGCAGTTCAAGCCCAGCGCCTTGGCCGTGCTGACCATCGCCTTGATCCCGGCGTTCACCTTGTCCTGGCTGTAAACGTTGTCGATTTCCATTTAAAGCTCCTATAACGGCGAGGGGCGGGAGTCGAACCCGCCTGCTTCTCGGTCGGAAGGAGGTAACCGCCGCAGTGCCGACACCCCCGCCGCCTCATACGCTAACCCCTCTCGGGGTATCCAAAAGTCTTGACCTCCGCGTTCGGGAGGTTCGCCTTCCATTCCTCCGGCATGTGCGGGTACAGCGCGATGAGCGCGTGCCTGCGCATCGCCTTCGAGTGCTGGACCGAGTAGCCGATGCACTCGGCCGTCTTCTGCCAGCTCAGGCGGTGAACATAGCGGCACTTCAGCAGGCAGCGGTAGGTGTCGTCCTCCACAGCCGCCAGCGCCTTTCTGCACCGCACCATCTCGTCCTCGTACGCGTCCAGCTCAGCCTTCGCAGCATCAAGCGCAGCCTGTAGCGCCGCAAGCGAGCTGGGGATGCGGTCATCGGAAGCGGTGCCGCCGCCTGATGCCTCGTAGCTCACGCCGGCGATTCCGAGCCTGGACCTCGCCTCGGCAACCCCGCAGAGGGCGGTTGCCACCAGCTGGTCGTGGTGCGATATGTGCTCCATGTAGCGCCGTGCGGCGTACTCCATGAACTCGAGGGTCTTTCCCATGTCAGCCCCTTCCCATGCTGCTCATCGTCATCATCATTCCGAAGCCTCCTATAACCTCGTAGCGGACCTCGTTCATGGCGAATCCTCCGAGGCATACCGCGAAGTTGACCGTGAACAGCACGGCAAGGAACACGAGGCTGGCCTTAGCGCCCATTTGCGCGCTCCCCGAAGTCGATGGTTGCGTACATCTCGTCGCGCACCCTGCTCAGCTCCTTGTCCACTATTCCCTTCAAGCGCTCTGCGCGGCTCTGGCCGAACCACTTCTCCTTAAACTTGGCGACCTCATCGCGGTACGTGTCCTCTCCGTAGTCGCCTGCCAGGTAGTAATCAAGCGTGCCCGCCAGCCCGCCGTCCTCCCTGCCTGAGCCGACGCTCCTCACGAACAGGTCGTCGAAAAGCTCGTTAAGCTCGGCATCGCGCCACTCGCCGCCCATGAACTCGCCGATGCCGTAATTCTTCCAGTCGAAGTGCCCGCCGCTCATTTCTTGCGCTCCTTCCTCCACCACGCGAGCGCGATGTTTGCGATTGCCAGAAGCGACTGCGCCATGGATGCCTCAATCAATGCACGCTGTACCTGAATCGGCTTGCCGTTCACATTGTTCAGGTTGTCGAGCGAATCGTTGAGCATGACCTCTATGTTTTCAACTTCCATCATCAGATAACCCCTTTGCTATGCAGGATTCCCGCAAGAACCCCGACTGAGAAAATCAGAATAAACGTTGCAAAGGAGACTGTGCACACCATAACCATTACCTTCTCGAACGTGTTCATGTCGTCGCCGAAGTGGTGCGCACGCCTCTTGGCGTTATCGAGCTGCTCTTCCCTCCATCGGCGGTACTCAAGCAACTCGCTCATCGTCGGCTTTTCATCCATCCGAAACCACCTTCCTCCCGCACTCGGGGCAGTACCTGAACCACCCGCCGAACTTCTCGTCGCACCCGCACTCGCTACACCTGAAACGCTGAAGGTCGCGCGATGTATGCAAGTTTCTGCACGTCTCGCCCGGGCTTTTCTCGAGCTTCCTGATGGCCATCAGGATGTAGCCCTTTCTAAGCTCGTACAGCTCGTCCTCGTTCTTGCGCAACTTCCAGTTAGACCAGAAGGCGAAGCCGAAGAACGCCGCTACAAGGACTATGAAGACGGCCCAGTAGACAACCGAGCTGATTTCGTTAGGCTCCATGCTCGAACTCCTTCCCTACGATGTACATATGAACCAGCAGGCGGCACTTTGCGCACAACGGGAAGAACGTGTCCTTCGCCTCTGCAACTCCGCCCGGTTTGACAAGTTGCTCGGACCTAGGGTCGTATCCGACGATGGCGACTCCCTTGAAGCCAGGTTTCTCGATAACCTCGCCGAAGGCAGTGAATTCAAAGTCGCCATACTTGTATTTGTTTGTGCGCCCAACAGAAGAGGAGGCATTAAGCTCCCTTCCGCACCGCGAGCATTTGGTGTACGTCTCGATCACTCCCCAACCGCCTTCCTGATCCGCTTCGCCCAGTCGGTCACGCCGTCGACTTCGGCACGCTCGCACTCGTCTGCGACCTTCAGGAGGTCTTCTCGGTCGATTGCGCGCGCGTTCCAGCCTTCTATTGCATCTTCCGCCCCGTTGTATGACTCGATCTTGGCGCCGCAATCCCAGCACTCAACGTAATACACGTCTTCGAGCCTGTCGCAGGTTACGTCGTCGCTCCCGCAGAACGGGCATGGCTTCAACTCGATCTTGCTCATTCTCTCTGCTCCTTCTCGCACTCGCTGAACCATTCGCGGAAGCTCTTCGCGCAGTCGTTGCAGAGGTGTATCTTCTTGCTCAGCTTGTAAATCCCCCTCGTCGGATTGCGCACGAAGAAATCCCTAGCCATTCGCGAGACGTACTTCCCGCATCGGTCGCACTTGTAGACTCTCATTCGACCACCTTCGCTCCGCAGTTATGGCAGTAGTTCGGTACTCCGTACTCGCCGATTTCCGCTCCGCAGTTGGAGCAAAACACGCAGCCTTCCATTTCGTTCGGTATTACTGGCTTGCAGGTCGGGCGGTCGGTTTTACAATCTACCAGCTTTCCTATTCGCTCAATGGCTTGGTCTGGCGTGTGCCCGTCCCACTCTGGAGCACGGTCTACCTCCTTGCATCGGAACATATCCCAGTAAGGCTCTACGTCGTAGTGGTACGTCGCTTGCCCGTCTGGAGTCTCGATACCGACGATGAACATTCCCTCGTACATGGTGCCATCTGCATGCAGCTTGGATTTCCACGCTCGGGTTGCGAAATTCTTTACAATGACAGAAAACAACACGGCTCGATGGTGGTAAAGCTCGTTGAACGTATGGTATCCGTCTGAAGTGTTGCCGTCGATAGGTTGAGGATCGATGAGGGCGGCAACGGTCTCTCCGATTGTCATGCCCTCCCCCATCACGTCGAGGACTGACCGCACTACCACGTTTTCAAGGAAGCAGTTCGGGCTCCGGCGCATAATCTCACGCATCTGCGCTGCTACCTCGCGGCGCTCTTCGTTGCTAACCACGTGCAGCCACCGCCTCAATGCGGCGCAGGATGTCGGCCTGCATAGCGTGCTCCTCTGTCTCGATGTCGTCGTTTACGTCCAGGCGGTGATTCTCGCAGTAATCTTCCCAGCTCATAACGGCATCTGCCGCTATCTTCTCGAAGCTGTCTGGCTCGCGGTGCGTGAGTTTCGACGGAAAGAGGAAGTCCGACCAACCGTTCTCTGGTTTCTCTCGAACTCGAACCAGCCCGTTTGCTCCGTCCGTGTTTACAACGACAACCGAGCAGTCGTAGACAGAAGAGCCGTCTTCAGATACAACCCATATCGTGTCCCCGACCTCGATAGGCACCCCATCGCAGTCGCGCGGGCGCTCGTCCAGCTCGACTTCTACGCAACGCTTGCGCATTTCACCATAGCCAGTGAAATCGGCCAAGACGATAGGCCCTCTTTCCTTGTTCTCGTAAAGCTTCTTAACGATTCCGATGGAGTCCGTTCCGTTGATGCGGCAGTAGCAGCCAACGGTCAACTTCCTTCCTCTCCTGTCGTAGAAGCTAGGCTCCCCACCGTTGCTCCTCTCGCCCGTGCTGCCGTATCCGCCACGGTCGGTGCAGGGCATGGATTCCACCACGTCGAAGTCCAGGTCGCCGAACATCGGAACCGGCATGAACTGCGCGATCCTCGTTCCCTTGGCGATCGCGGTGTCCCTGACGGCGTACGCCACGAAACCCCACACGTCGGAATCGCCACAGTAGTCGGGCTCGATGATGCCTACCGAGTTGGCCATCATGATCCCGTACTTCAGGCACGTGCTGGATCGCGGAACCACAAGCCCGAAATAGCCATCGGGCAGCTTCATTCGGATACCCAGTGGGATGACCTTGACCTCGCCCTCCCGAAGCTTCACGTCCTCCGATGCAGCCAAATCGAACATCGCGCCGTGGCGCTCGGGGTGGTTCCACCAGCTGTCCAGCTTGATCGTGGCGGTGGGCGCCGGGCTCATCTCCATTGCCTCTTCCTTCATTTCCATTCCTTCCTTCCGTTCTTCGAGTACAGCACCTCCGTGTCCAGCGGGATTACCTTGCCCCCCCCGCATCCTTGGGCGGCTCGATGCCCCACGCGCTATCGCTGCTCATCGTTGATCCCCTCTCGCATCTTCTTGAGCTTCATCGCCGTATCGTAGAAGCGGGATGAGGCGTCTATTCCCATGCTCGACACAGCGATTGCCCTATTGCGTGCGTCGTCAGATCGGGCAAGCATCGCATCGTTCAGCGAATTGATGGACGACAGCATCGAGTGCATCGCGCAGAGCATCGCTGATGCCTCCTCCATGAACATCTGCAAGCCTTTCTTCTCTTCCATGATCTCTTCCTCCATATCAATCACCGTCCCATACGCCGTCGGGGCGCATCCTCGCCATCGCCGCGAGCTGCAGGAGCGGGCGCTTCGCGTTGCCCTCGGTCGCCTCCCAGTAGTCGTCTGACACGTCGTCGCCAAGCTTCGCTGCCGCCGCCTCCAGGATCGGAATCGACTCCGCCCCCGTCATGCCGTAGATGGCGCGTATGCCCTCCTCGCCCATGACGCGGCGGTAATGCCCGCCGTAGTTGTAGGTCACGTTCAGCCAGAGTTCCGTCGTGCCTCCCAGGGCGTACGTCCCGCCCTGCATGAGGTGCGGTACCTCGACCTCCACCGTCTCGCGCGTCACCGGATCCAGTAGCCTGATGTCGTAGCTCATCGGCGTAGCACCGACTTGATCGTCCGAGCCGCCTCCACCATGCCGCTGGGGTTGTAGCTGAACCCGCCTTTGCCAAGCGTCTCCATCTGGTCGGCAAGCTCCATCAGCGGAGCCGTCATCTGCTCCATCGCCGTGCGCTCCTTCTCGATGTCGGCCTTGTCCTTCGCCCTCGATGCCATGCCGCTCTCGATCAGCGAGATCAGAGTGCTGTAGCTGTCCATGGTCGGGCTGTCGCTGCGATCGCTCCATGCGAACCGCTCCTGCGCGGCGTCGTACTTCGCCTGTGCCCACTCCAGCCAGTCCTCCGCGTCCTTGCGCTTAGCCATTGGATCCTCCTCTCGCTTCCTCTCGTGCCCCTCTGGGGCCGTTTCCTCCCGATTCCGCTACGCTTGCCCATGTCGCGGCTTTGCGCGTCCCAGATCGGCTCGCAATCGCGCTACTCATCGATCAGCTCGTCCCCGCACATGTCCCACTGGCTCGTGCGCAGGTCCTGCGCCGTCAGCGGGGACTCGTTGCGCATGCAGAAGCCGACCGGCACGGTGCCGCCGTTCGACTTCGCCGTCCATGCGCGGCAGTGGTCGCCCTCCTTGCACGTGAGGGACTTCAGCACCTTGATGCGGAGCTGTTGCAAGTCCGACCAGTAGGATTCCGCCTGGACGTGCGGCGGTGTCTCTTCGATGTGCTCCATTCGGCGGCTCCCTGCCTGATGCGGAGAAGGAAGGTTATCCACAAAGTTATCCACAATGCCGATGCGCTTTCTCTTCTCTTCTCTTCTCTTCTCTTCTAATTGTTTTTAAGCAAAACGGCTTTTGCTGGTTTGATGGCTTATAAGCAAAAATCGATTTGCTTATAAGCAACCTTGCAAGCAAAATCATTGGCTGTTCTCTTCGCGTGCCTTGCGTCCCTTCTTGCCCGCCGCTGACCTCTTCTTCGAAAGGTCGATGTTGGGGCGGATGCCCTCGAACACCATGTCCAGCGGGTAGTCGAAGAGCGGCTCAGTTCCGAAGCTGCCGTAGGCTATGACGCCGAAGACGAACTCCTCCTGAAGTTCCCTCGTGGGCAGCTTTAGCATCGCCTTGGTATAGCTCTCGAACCATGTGAAGTTGCACGGCTCGCTTCCGCCCGCAGCCTTGAAACGCTCATCGCTTCCCACTGTTCCTCGCCTCCATCGCGTCCCGAGCCTTCCAGTCCGAGCACTTGCGGCAGCGGCACCCGTACACGCTGTATGCGATCTCGGTTCCGTGTCGGCAGCTCGCTGGGAGCCTGGCTGGCTCGCACTGCTCCACGCGCCTTATCGAGCGCCCGCAGGATGTGCCGCCGTTCCCGTAGCATATGGGCATTACTCGCCCTCCTTGTCAGCCATGGCGATTCGCTCGCCGATCCATCTCACAACCGGCACGGCGAAGCTGTTGCCTATCGCCTTGTAACGGGGACCGTCTGGGCATTCCTCGGCGGGCCTGCCGCGGTACGGAACCTTCGTCCAGTCGTCTTGAAACCCTTGCAGGCGCTCGCACTCCATCGGCGTGAGCCGTCGCACCACCATTCTTCCTTGCGCTATCCAAGGCGCGCTGCCTCCAACTTTCAGAGAGCCGCACATGCCCTCGTCGATTGCCGCTTTGGCATTGTCGTCGGCCATGCAGATTACGGGGTCAACCGCAACAGCCGCGCTGTTGTTCGTGTCGAGGGTCTTCATAAGGTCTGACTCGCATGCTCCGAGCCCGTTGCTGTTGGTGTTGGCGGTCTCGCAGACGTAGGTGGTCTGCTTCATGCCGGGATTCGCAGCGAGCGCACCGCTCAGTGTTCCGTCTCCTACGACCCTGACCTCGTCGCGGGTGTTCTGCGCGAAAGCGAGTACCCCATGGCGGTCGGTGCAGTTTAGCGTGAAGCTGGCTCCATCCTGCTCGATTCCGCTTCCTTGAGGTCCGTTCGCGTCCGACCTCCCGATCATCGACCCCTGGATGCAGACGGCTGGGTTGTACCAGTCCGCCGTGCAGGTAGGCGACTGCTCGCTCTCCCAGCCTATGCTCCCGGCTCCTGCCCCTTGGTGGAACTTGAAGCCTGCGCTCGAAGCGCCTCGTTCAGCCGCGGCGGCAAGCTCTTGCCTCTTTTCTCGGCTCGACGGATGATCCCCTCGCATGCCTTCGGGCTCAAACAGAACCTCGACGGGGGGGCAGGCTCCAAGGCGTCCGACAAGAAAGACACGGCGGCGTCGCTGGGCCACTCCGAAGAACTGCGCATCGAGTATCCGCCACGCCAGACCGTACCCGAGCTTGTCCATCTCGGACAGGAGCTGTCTGAAAGCCTCCCCACCCTCGCTCGAGAGCGCTCCTGGGACGTTCTCCCATAGAAACCATCGAGGACGAACCTCACGTACCGCTCGAATGTACTCGAACATGAGACCTGACTCACCGCTTAGACCCTCTCTCTTCCCTGCGACGCTGAACGACTGGCATGGGCTGCCGCCCACGACGACGTCGCACTTGCCCTTGAACTTCTTCCAGTTGACCTTGGTGACGTCCCCCACGTTAGGCACGTCGGGGTACCTGTGCTCGAGCACGGCACACGGGAACGGGTCCAGCTCGGCGAAGCACAAAGGCTCCCACTCGAGCGACTCCCACGCGACCGTGGCGGCTTCTATCCCGCTGAAGAGTGATATGTACCTCATGTCGCCCATGCCTTAAAAGGGAATATCGTCGTCATAGATGGTTCCGGTCACGGGACCGACCGCCTGCGGCATGCCGCCCATTTGCGGCTGGTACGGCTGCTGTGCCGGAGCTGGTGCCGCTGCGGGCACTCCGTGCACAGGCTTGCTGCCGAGCTGCCCCTGCTGGCGCTGGCTCATGAACTCGATCTCGTCGACGATGACCTCAACCTTGCTGCGCATCTGGCCGTCGCGTTCCCACTGGCTCCAACGGAGCTTGCCCGCGATCGCAACCTTCGTGCCCTTGCTCAGGTACTGCGCGATCTTCTCCGCGCGTGTGCCGAACATCGAGCAGTCGATGAAGTTGGGGTAATCCTCCCATTGCTCGGTCTGCGCGCTCTTGCGTCGATCGTTGACCGCCACGCTGAAGCCAAGCACCGCCATTCCGCTCGCCGTCTGGCGAAGCTCCGCGTCGCGGGTGAGGTTTCCGCTGATCGCCACTCGGTTAATGCTCATTCCCCCGCCTTTCCCAGGTAGAGCCTGCGCCTACCCGAATCCTCGTCCCATCGGACGAACGTTTTTATCTCAATGCCGTTGCGGCCAGCCACCTTGTACATGTGGGTACGGAGCGGGTCGATGCGCCTTTGGCTCAACGGCTCGCCGTCAACGTCCCTGGTAACCTCAACCATGGCAACGCCGCTGTCCAGGAATTCGGACAGCATCCGCATGATCTCCTCGCCGCTGCCCGTGCCGTTCCTGCTGCGCGGCGGAAGCTTGCTCACGGGCTTCAGCCCATCCATCCGCTAGACCTCCTTCCACTGGTAGCTCGGCATCTCGCAGCACGCAGGGCGCGTGCCCTCGAGCGCCTTCAAGTCATCGTTAACGCCCGTCTCGAACTCGGTGCCACAGCTTGTGCATACCGCCGTGCGAAGCCCCTTAGGCTCTGTGTCGCGGGCTTCCATCGCAGGCTCCAGGGGCTGCGATGTCAGCTGCGCTGGCCTCGGGGAAAGCTGCTCCATGAAGCCGCCGCTCGTCTCGTCCGATGCCGCCGCGCTCTGTGCCTGGATGCTCACCGGAAGGTACGGGAACGATCGCCTGATCACGGTCTTCTTCGCCATCGCCTCGTAATCGGTTACCCATGGGCCGTTGCTCCCAGCCTTGCTTCGGGCGCGGACGGCCTCAACCTCGGCAAGGCTCATCACGTCGATGTAGTGCCCGCCGTCCATGAAGTGGCACACCATGTAAACGTGGGTTGGCTTCTCGCCCTTGTCGCGCGGCTTGCCACTGGGAACGTGGCGCAGGGTTTCCTCAAGCCCGAAGCCGTACTGGAACTCATCTCCCTCGTACACGGCGCGTGCGCTGATGTCCTTGACCTGGCCGCTTCGGCGCGCTAGGTCGATCATGCCCTTGTAGCCCAAGATCATCTGGGCGTGCTTGCCCGTCTTGGAGTTGTACGGCAGGATGTACGCGCGACCAAGACCGTCCACTGCGCTCGGCTCAAGCCCCAGGGCGCTGCACTTCATCACGCAGCTCATGAGGGACGCTGCATCGCACTGCGCAAGCCCCGGCGTGGTGTTGATCGCGGAAAGAGCGAGCTGGTAAAGGCGCTCGCTGCTCATGTGCTTCGGCATCACCGACTGGATGCGCTCCCAGTTGGCCGTGAGCATGGCCCTTATGCCGTCCTGCTGCTGTTGCGGCTTTCCTGCCGCCGCCTTGGCGATCTGCCCCATTACCGTTCCTTCCTCTTGATTCGGATTCCGCCGTCAACGACCTTCGATGCCATGAAACGTTCAGCAACCTCTGGGCATTCCTCTCGGAAGGCCTTCGAGTCGAATGTTGTTCTGGTGCTGCGAACCCATGTGATCTTCTTGGTGGGCGTTTCAACGCCCTTGCTCTTGCCTATCGCAAGCCGCAGCTGGTTCTCTATGAGCTTCTTGCGCTCGGTGAGCTGCTTTATCTGCTGCTTGATTCCCTCAAGCTCATCGGTGTTCGGCAAGTCGCCGTCAAACGCGTAGGCGAACTCACCGTCGTCGTTGCTGTTACCCGCAAACAAGGCCTCCGCTTCGCCGCTGCTCCCGATGAGCGCGGGCGGGACGTTGCCCTCGACGTTGGTGTGCCAAAACTCGTCTACGTACTCGTTTACTGCCTTGATGTCCTCGTCGTCGCGTTCCACGTAGTACTCGCGGTACTCCTGTCCGCCGATGAGGACTGCAAAGTATGCCCAGTCGAAGCCCGTCACGCTCATATAGTGGGCGACCTGCGTGAGGTAATAGGTAGGAACGCCGTCGTCCCAGTCGGACGCGCGGAATGCACCAACCGTCTTCACCTCGAGAATCCCGTGTTCGCCATCTGCGTCGGTGAGCAGGCGGTCGAGGTTCGCGAACGCCCACGGGCGCTCCTTGGAAACCAAGGTGGCCTCCTTGAGCTCGACCTTCAGCTCGGGATGCGCCTCGGCAAACTTCTGCGCTACAACGTCCTCCAAGCGGTTGCCCCACTCAACGGCCTGCTTGCCGCTGAGGTCCGGAGTCTCCATCTGCCCCGTCTTCACAAGCCACACCTCATACGGGCTGGTGTAGTTGTTCAGCCCCATGATGGCCGCCACGTCCGAGCCGCCGATGCCATGTTTTCGGGACTCGACCCACTGCGCATTGACCTCTTCTGGGGTGCCGTCGAAATGACGCTCAGTGTAAGGCACATGCATTGCTAATCTCCTTCTGCCTCGCCTGTCACGCACACGACCGTGCGTGGGTTCTTCCTGTTCACCATGAAGCCAACGTCGTATGGCGTGCACAGCTTCCATGAGTCCTTGCGGATAACGCCCTCCTCCTGGAGCGCGTCCAAGACGAATTTCTTCGCGAATGCCACGTTGTCCTTGTCGCTTCGCATATCGGGTCTGTACCAGCTGAACTCGACCTCAACATAGCCCTTGAACCGAGGCGGGTTTTCCATGCACTCGCGGATACGCTTCTGCGCCTGCTTCTTCATGCTCGCCGCAGCGTATCTGTTGGCGCGCTCACGGTTCATGTACTCGTTGAGGGTGGGCAACGTGCCAGGTATCTCGAACACGTACCGCATTACAGCGCCAACACGAAGAAAATGGCGATTATCGTCGCAAAGCCGCCGAAGCAGGTCACCACGTCAACAGCGGTCTGCCTGCGCTTATCCTTGCGCAGCTGCTCGCGCAGCTTCGCCTTCTCGTATGCGGTCATCTTCCGTTCCTTTCGTAGATACTCTCGGCGTTCATGTGCGCCATCTTGGTCAGATCGTCCATGTCGAATGGGATTGCCCAGCGCGTGCGCTTCTCGCCCGCTTTAAGACGAACGGCGCTCAGCTCGCCGTTCTGGCAGCAGCGCAGGATGTGCTGGGGAGAAACGCCCATGACCTTTGCGAACTCTTTTGGCGTGTAAAGCTCGGTTGCCATCTTGGCTTCCTTCCGATCATGAGAACCGAATGCTGCGCAGCGGGTGGCGAAGGCGAAACGCGTAAAAGACCATCGCCGATAAGTCAAAGCATCTGCAAGTGAAACCAGTCAGTCGAAAGGAATGAGCATGCTGCGCAGTATTCGGTTCTCAATGTGTTTTAGGCTGCGCCCGTGAGGGGGATTAGGAGGTAAACGTTTGAAAGGCAAGAAAGTTCGTTTTGCTAGCCCCTCACGGGCGGTGGCCGAAGCCACCCGAGAACCGATGCGCCTGTTGAAAATCCCCTTGACAGCGATTGAATTAAACAGTCTTAACTACTCGCTGGCGCATCGGTTCTCGGGTGGCTTCGGCATTGATACTTTTAGTATCAGTTGATGGTAAAAAAAATTAGGAGCAGGTGTAGAATGCCTTCGCCTTTTCGGCGGCCAATGCGCGGATAAATTCGATTGCGTCGATCTTTGCCGCCATAACCAA